GCCAGAACCATCTGCAACATGGCAAGTTGTTCGTTGCGATTGCCATTGCCAAGCCCGACGTTGATAGTTACGTCGTATGAGTTCTTCCATGTACGCGGGTCATAAGGCACATATTTGCCCCTGAGACGCAGAATGCGGGGCTTATCTGAGTATTTGGATGATAGGTATAGGATGCCTTTAAAGAGGCTCTTAACGCCCGTCTCAGCGAATGTGCGAGCGATTAGTTCTAGCTTGCCTTGCGCCTGAGTAGTCATCGCGGCTACAGCAGTAGCAGTGACGTTTTGCAGGATGTCAGGATTAAGCCCTTGCTGTGCGTCAGATACGCCAGTGCGCTTTGCCTGTACTCCGTCGATGTACTCCATCATCGGGAATGTCTGACTAGCAATAGACTGGACACCCAGCGATTGCACAGCACCAGCACTCTTAACGCGTACAACACCACCAGGCGTAGTAGTCAGCAGATCGTCCAGATTAACCTGACCGTCGATAGCAACCATACGGTTGTTGTTCGTCAGGTAGAGGTTGTCCAGCATCTGGCGAGTCAGCGTGGTCTTGATGAGTTGCAGGTCGGTAGCGCGATCAGCAAGCGACTGACCGTAGAACTTGTGCGGAATCGGCAGCGGGCAAATCGAGTGGAACGGAACGAAGTCACACTCTTCCTTGCTCAGGATTTCGTTGCCAGCATAGAAAATCTTGTAGCGGTGGGTAAGACCAATATCGGTCTCTTCTTCCATTGCAGATTCGTCCTCTACGTCTTGCACGTAAAACTCTGGAGAGTCTTCTTCTGCATACTTCTCACCAGTAATCACATAGCATTCGAATACCTCGATTTCCTGCATATCGAAGTCAAGCGACTGCATATCGTGCGGTTGCTCACCCTGCGAGAATCGCGCTACACGCTCAGGCGTAAAAGAGAGAGCGTCATTGCTAGGTAGCCCACTAACAATGTCTCTGTCGAAACCCATAGCCACAAGTTCGCCACGCGTAACCAGACGACGGTGGGCAACGAAAGGACTGTCCTGTACGTTTCTAGCACGCTTCGAGATAAGAAACTCCTCAGGCGGGACATTCTCAATCTTGACAGTACCGACTTCATTTTTACGCTCCACCTGTACAGTGTGCTTACGAATGACCATTCCATAAGGATCAATCATCTCTTGCGTGTCCTGAGCAACTACTTCGAGCGTGCCATCCGACATCAGCATCACCAGTTCATCGTCAGTCAAGTCACGGTAGGTCTCTTTATTAATATCGACCTTGGTATCCCAGTAGGTCTTGACGATGCCAACCTTTTGCAGCAGTGCATCGAAGAACCAGTTACGCAGAATGATGAATCCTTCGTTGTCACGATTCAGCACCCAGTTGCAATACTCAGTAGCCTGCTTGGCAGCTTCTTCATCGCCAGGCGACACCGGATCGAATCGCACGACATCTTCGCCAGTGAACACACGCATGAGTTGCGGCAGAGCACCATCAATGACCTCGGCAACCTCACCAGTGACAATCTGCGAGCGACCTTCTAGTTCGTTGCCATACGGATCACGCAGATACGCAGACAGAGCCTGACGACGCTGTTCAGTGGTCTCAGACTCCAGATAACCAATTGCGCCATCAATCTCTGATTCGATTAGCGACTTGAGTGCATATGTATTCATTAAACCACCCACGAAGAATTTATATTTAGAGGCTTATCCCAAGTGGAAGTGCCTTCGTTCAATCCTATTGCCAAATATCTAAATGCGTCAGCAGAGTGACTAGACCAGTCATGTAACGGCTTATCATAAAACACAGCACGTTTATCGTCATATTCTCGCCGATAGTTTCGCAGTGCGTCTAGTCCATGTTTTGTCTTGTCAATCTCAAACCAGCAGCGTGGCAATAACTGGCGTACTGCTTGAATACCATCAGCAACAGATAATCTCGGCGCGACAGTGACATCCAGTCCTGCTTCCATCAGCACTTCCTTACGACTCTTGCCAGTGCCAAGTTCGCGTACCTCTACGTCATGCGGAAGGATCTGCGATGCCTTGTGGTAGTTGTTGTCTTGTAGCCATTCAAAGTAATGCTCAAGTCCGACTCCGTGATTCTCGTGGTAGTCGATTAGCCTGACCTCTTTAGAAGCGATTTGAGCCACCCAAATTGATGTACTGTCACTTATCCCTAAGTCCCATGCACAGAACGTCTTAGCGAGGCTCTCATGAGGTATACGGCATATTCTCTGCTGCTCTTCCAAGTCGTTTATCAGAGCACCGTAGTAAGAACCCTCTACAGCAGCATGGAATGAGCACTCAAACTCTTGGGCGTACTTGTCATCGCCCATTTCCTTCTTCGCGGATTCAAGTTCTTTGCTATCCAGGATGCCAGTCTCGCTAGCCTTGAATTCGAGGAGCGACCAGTCATCAGACGATGCTGCTCTATCGCGGAAGTCTGCAAAGTGATTGCGTCCCTTCGGAGTGCCTAGGAAGAGTGCGAATCCTTTTCGGTCAGCAAGAGCCGGACGGATGATCTCGTTCCATATCTTCGGATCCTGGTCAGCAATCTCGTCAATCACTACGCCATCGAAGTATTGACCACGCAGGCTGTCTGGATTATCTGAGCCATACAGTTGGATGCGTCGCCCATAGAACTCAGACTTGAGTTCAGAGACATTGAGTTTTGCATCTAGGGGGCGGGTGAAGCGTTCCAGGTAATCCCAGGCGATACGCTTTGCCTGTCCGTATGTCGGAGCTATGTATGCGTACCTCGGGGCTTCCTGACCATTCTTGAGCGATGAATGGATTAGCTGGTTGATTGCTGCGACAGTCTTACCCATACGACGATGCGCAACTACCACTGTGAATCGGTTTGCAGCGACAGCCTTGTGAATCGCTCTCTGCGGATCTCTTGGCCTGTAGCCAGTATCAATGACCTTCTCAGTCATCGACTCCACTCACAACCTTGATGTTGAGCGGTCCACCACCATCGCCGGTGACCTCAGTGCGAGCCAGCTTCGGAATGTGGTACTCCGACAGCTTCGCCATAATCTCTAGAGCGCGATCAGGTTGAGCCTTCACCTTCAGAGCCTCATCACCATAAGCAACCATCTGCAGCCACGAGTCCATGTTCTCGCCATTGCGCTCCAGCAAGTTAGCGATAGCCTCACGCACAGTAGACGTAGACTTATTAGGCACGCCTTTAGGACGACCCATGCCAGCGCGAGGTGGAATCCACTTCCCTTCACGTTTAGCAGTAGATTCTACTTTAGTATCTTGAGAATCATTCTCATTCATGATACTGAGTCCTTATTGGTTTGCTTCCGGCTCTAGGATTGACACTTCCATTCCATCTTCATGGACGAATACAGCTAATACTTTGTCGTTGTCGAGTTCGATATAGAGCGCATCGTCATCGGTCTCTACGCCTTCGATAGTGCGGCCAATCAGCATTTCAATGATTTCTTCAAGCATATCGTACTCCGTTATTTAGTGAGGCCGTAAAAGTATAGGTCTGCTGGATTACAGTTTGTACTGAACTCATAGTCAGTGAACATATTATCTAGGTTGAAGAGTTCTCTGAAGTCATGTTCTATTAGGTTTCTATAGTAATCGTTTGTGAATGGTGCGTCGGCTGGACTGGTTGCTATTGTCCCATGTTCTGGTCTGCCTTCTGTAGCGCAAGTCATTATTACCAGTCCATCTGTCATTCGTACCATGTTCTCGAATGTCTCTGCCCAATACTTATTGTGTTCAAAGCATTCGCAGCTAATAGATGTTCTGAAGTGCTTGTCTGGGAATGTGAGCAGATGTCCTGATTCAACTAGGTCTACATTCTTGCCAGTCCCGATGTCTACGCCTAGATAGTCGCACCCACTGAAGAATCGTCTTATGCTGCCATTGATGTCTAGCGATCCAATCTCTAGTACCTTGCAGTTATTGAAGTAACTCGGGTACATCGACTGAACACGATGCACAAAGTTAATCTGGCTCTCGTGGCTCATTTCTTCTTGTTTCGTGCGCTTATTGCTGATGCCTTCTTCTTTGCGTCATCCTTGCTAGATGCTCCCCATGCTTGGAGAGATAGCAGCAGTCGAGTAGGACTACCGTCTGCCTTACGCTCTGGCCCTGGCATATTGCCCATGCGAGCCAAGAAACTAGCACGTCGAGGGTTATCACCATACTTGACCGGAGACTTTAGATCAGAGCCTGGATTAGCAGATTCGTAAGATTTGCGACCTTTTTCGTTTAGGCCACCTTTAGGATTCTTACCTTCTGCTCTAGTCCAGGCTGGAGTTTTTTTCATCCTAATACTCCATCTTGGCAAACTTCAGCATTGCCTTTTGCTTTCCAGTCATAGGTTTTGTAATCGGGCCACCGACCAGCCACGCAGAGCAGGTGCGATCAGCAGCACACTTAAACTCAAACAGTTCGCAGTAGCCTAGGTCGGCACTATCGACTACCTCTGGTGCATAAGTCTCACTATCAGATTCTTCCTGCTGGATGCCACTGACGATGCAATCCATCATCTCGGGCGTCTGGATGAATGCAGAGCAGTTACCACAGTGCATAGTCTTCGCATTGTCTACAGAAGTATTCCACTCCTTAGCGCGAGCATTCCAGAAGTCAGAGTTATCGTTTTCTGGATTAGCAGGGCCATATCCATACTCAGCGAATGCTTTATCTCGATTCTTGAGATTTACGCTGACATCGTGAGTAGCAATAGGACAATTTTTCATAGTTAATCCAATAATCCAACAGGCATACGAATGTCTTGTGGTGTAGCAAATGTACTCAAGCCCTGCTTACGACGAGAGTCAGCCCACATACGAGCCTTGTTGTAAATCTGTTCTGTAGGTTCTTTACCAGACAAAAGACGGTTAAGTTCTTTTTTGGTAAGGGTTGGAACCATCAAAGGATATGATCCAGAGTTATCTTCAGTTGATATTTCAGTGGAAACTCCGTCTACAGCAGGAAGCATCCCCATGTAGCCCATACCCTTTGGAGTTCCAGTGTCATACCGAAGCCCCATAGGAGCAACACCGCCTTGCAGCATAGCCAGCAAATTAGCGAGTGTTATCCCATTCATAGTTTTTCTACCTGCACCCAGTGGCAACGATAGTCGCCTTCTTTTTGAGTCTGATACCACATTTGTAGACTCTGGCAATCCTCTAGCGTTTCAACAGTCTCTAGTAAAACTAGATGTCCATTTGTCAGCAGGAAGAGATTGAACCAGATAATCACTTTTTCTTCGCAGTCTTTGCAGAATCTTTGAAAGCAGCAGCAGTCGGTGCGCCCTTGGTTCCAGGCTTGCGCATCTTTTCGCCTGATCCAGCAGCAATACGCTTGCGCTTGGCAATAATATTGTCGTATAGACCGTTCCTGTCTGTGGCGATAGCTTTCTTCATTTCATCTTCTTCTTCGGCATTTTAGCTTCGCTCATCGCAATTGCGACGGCTTGCTTCTGCGACTTAACGACTGGGCCTTTCTTACTACCAGAATGAAGAGTACCTGCCTTCCACTCTTTCATGACTTTGCCAACCTTCTTCATTGCAGCAGCTTTTTTCATATCAGTCTCCAGGTTAAACCTAGTTCTATAGTAATACCTAGCTATTGAGCAGACAATAGAAAACCCTTAAAAACAAAATCTAGTATTACCTTCGATTATTAAATTTAGGTAATATCTCTGTTTGGTGGACACACCTAGACCATCCTAGATGTGCCTTCAGAGTAATCCATAGCGAACATCTCCGCTCGGAGCCACCCACCCGTCAGCCTTTTCGTTCAAGGGTGCTAACTTCGACGCCCTTGCTCCTGTTTCAGAACTATCCCTTGCTTGTAGGAGCCTCTTCCCGTAGCGCAAT